ATAGTTGCTTAAAAAGCGAAACTAAAGTCGGACACCACGTTTGGGAAGTAGAGTTAACTATCACCCAACTTGAAGGTTGCCCAACATTACCTAATCAATGTTTTTGCCACAGAAAACGTAAAATCTAAATCATTTGTAAGCGGAATGTCGGCACCAGTAAACGTTTTTATATAACCCAACTTATCAGCAACAGGTTGAAAATTTTCAACCTTATAATCAATCTTGCTAATCTGGGATGCTGCCAAGCAAGATGTATCCAAATACATCAATCTCCAATTCCTGTCAACCATGCTGGCATGACCAACAATGTCACCAAAACATTTTGGAGGTTTTTTACTGTTTTTCAGTTCGTTGTTTGCAGTTTCTAGAAGCCAAGTTTGATCTAGATCCACATCAGTCCTTGAAAAATCTTTAAACCGGCTTGCAAGCGTTTTAAACCCAATGCCGGGAACACCATCGATGTTATCGCTTACATCACCAATAACAGATCGAGCCAGTGTTATGTTTCGTGCAGATATCCCAAAATTCTTTAACACATATTCAGAATCAATCAAGATTTTTCTTGCTGGATCGAAAATCCTTACCGTCGAATCTTCCAAAAGCTGATAAAAATCTTTGTCGCTGGATACTACAATCTTTGTGCTAGCTTCGGTTTGAAACTTACGCTTTACAAGATATGCGATGATATCATCTGCTTCTGTATCTTGCACGTAAAGTTGACATATTGGCAAAAACCCCAAAGCTTTGCTTAACAACTGCAATTGATAAACTTTGTTTTTCATATTGCTGTTCGGGTTATATTTGCCATCGTTTCGATACACTTCTTGCAAACCTTTATTTGCCGCACGATTAGCTTTATAATCCGCATAAATGTGTTTGCGCCTTGGTGATGCACCACCCTGCTCCCAAACAACAAACACACGATCCGGATGTAGCTGCGAAACAAGCTTGCCAAGCCCACGAATAAATCCAACAACCCCGCCAACTAAATCTCCCCCAGCCGTTACAGCCTCATTAACCATAAAACTTCGAGTGAAATAGTTTAATCCATCGATCACTAATATAGGCTTCGAAATCATAAAAGCTCCATGTTATGCATCAAGTCTGAACATACCGATAACGAAAGATATCCCACTTTGCCAGAAGTATGCAAAATCTTAGTATACAATAGGATATAGTTTCCTTCATGTGTCGAATACAAAGCAAACTCGTTCAAATGAACACCGATAGGATCGTTGTAATTAAATCCTATCCATTCAACGTGCGAAAATGCTTCCTCCGGATCTTCATGTTTAAGCGTTTCTAAGAATTTTGGGGTTTTTATCAGCTCCGTTGCTGCTAATCCAGTAAGCGTTGGTTGTGAAGATGCGCATAAAAACAAAGGAGTTCTGATCTGATCCATACCATCTGCCATCTCACCTCGCCAACCTTCTATATTAAGGTGTGCCACTCTACCAAACCATCTTTGGTCGGCTTCTAAACTTAAGCCTTTTATAAAAGTGCCGGGTTTCAAATTAAAAAGATCGTTGGCCAACATATCAAGCTCCTGTTGAACCAAATCCACCAGCCCCCCTATTCGATTCTTTAATCGTGTTTACCTCACTAAACACAACCCTGTTATGTGGGCCGTTAGCTACAATCAACTGAACAACCAGTTGCGCAATTCGATCCCCTTGTTTAAGGATATACGGCTCTTTGCCAAGATTGGCTAGAACAACACCAATCTCTCCTCTATAGTTCCTGTCAACTGTTCCGGTAACAGGAAACACAAGCTTTCTGGAGAGCCCCGACCGTGATCTAACATCCAGATAATATTCGAATTCCTCTTCCTTGTCGGATCTTCCGGTACCCCACATATCCGTACCCGCCAACTGCAATCCTGTACGTACAACACTTACAGTTCCCGGTTCTAGTGTTTGATCTTCTACTGCATAAATGTCAAAACCTGCATCACCTTCTTGGTGCGCAGATTTGGGTAGTTGTGCGTTTGGGTGTGTTTTAACAAAATCGATGTGAACTTGTCGCATATGGTAACTCCTACCCACAAGATAGCAATCGAAAACCTCGAAATCAAACAAAAGAAAAAAGGCCCGATACGAAGGTATCGGGCCTTTCTGTTGTCAAGGCTAGCCTCTAGCTAGCGGGCTCTCAACGCTTGCGGGTGCGAGCCTTGACGGGAGCAGCGGGAGCCGCAGGAGCCGCAGGAGCCGGGGTTGCAGCCTTGGGAGCCGGGGCGTTACCCGCCAGCGTACGAACCAGAAGCTCTTCAATGTGACTATGCACCTTGAATGCATTCTGACGGTTGACATTCAGCGACTTCCAAGAAGCCATGAGAACCTCCGCAGGAGCATCCTTCATGTAAGCACCGAACTGAGCAGCTTCGGCATCCGTCATGACATATGTCTTAAGCTTGTGATCAAGCTTGCCCATGATATCGACATACTTCGCATGACGCTTCGCTTCGTCCTTGGGCAGTCGAGGCTTAACCTTGCTCCAATCAGCAAGCACATCCTCGGCGGAGATATCGGCACCACGCTCCTTAACAAACTTCCAGAAAGCGTTGGCAGCTTCAAAACCAACCATGCTAGCAGCCATGTGACAGAACACCACATCTTCCGGCGCTTCGTAGAGTCCGCTCAGAGTAAGCTCCGAGTCAAGGTTGCCCCACGCACGACGATCGGGATACTTCTTGTTAGGCTCGCAAGTGTCCTTATACTCAAGGTACTTCTCGTTGCTGCGAATAAACTCAACAAGAGCCTGATTGCAGGTAACATCAGCCCAATCAAGCCAATCCTGCGTAGTGGGATCAAGGTCCACAACCGCATAACGGCTCAGAGCAGCAGGGTCCATGGGGGTAACATCATACTGATCGCCGATGTTCACCGCAACCATCACACGAGTACCGTCATGCAGAAGGTTTCCATCGAAAGCCTTGCTATCAGCAAGCTGGAACGTAGCTTGCTCAACACCCTTGATCGCACGGTTGAGCTCATCAAGGAAGAGCACACACGGGAACTCACAGGTAGTGAGAAGCCATTCACACGCACGGAACACCGTGCCGCCACGGTTGCCCTCGAAAGGAATACCCGTAATATCACCCTCGGTCATCTGGGACAGACGACGCTCAACGACAGGAACGCCCATGTCATAATGCCACATGTTACGAGGCACATCAGCATAAGCAGGGTTGGTGGCATTACGCTTCCAGAAGGAAGCCATCATCTTCACAAACCCAGAGTCCTTCGCAAGCGCAGCAGAAACACGCTCGCAAACGCTGCGATCCTTGTATGCATCATGTCGAAGCTCAGATGCAATCTGATACACAACCTGCGACTTGCCGATACCATGACGACCACGAAGCATCGTCGCACGATTGGAAGAGAAACGCTTGAAGAGAGCCTTGGTAGAGCGAATGTCGAGATTGAGAGCCGAGAGAGCCATTTGTGTTTTCCTTAACCTTTCTAGAATCAGTATATCAGTTGTTTGGGTTATTCTAAATCTTATTTGCGTTTTTTTGTTTTTGCCTATTTATCAGGCGTTTTCGGAGGATTGCTGTGAATTCTTGTTATTCATCCATTCCCAACCGTTCACGTATTCTTCCTCTGCCAGATTTGTTGCGTACTTCAATGCATCCTTACGAGCCTGTGGATTGCAACGAGCGCAAACGAAATAAATTGGTTCCTCGCTTATGTGGAGGGTTGCGCCGGAACTAGTGTCGTTGCATTCCTCGCACGCATCTTCTGCTGGCCAATAATACTGAAACATACTCTTTCCTTTTCACGCACGCTTTACAGTCTTGTCCTTCTGGTTCATCTTCACAACCAGATCGCCGGGACGTGCAGCGGAGATATCACCGCTCTCGGTAATAACCCACATAACCTTAGTGCCAACGACCGCACCCATCTTAGGGGCATAACCGTCCGTCATCATAATACAAGCACTGTACTTACCTCGGCGCTTGGATTCGTTGAGATAACGCTGCACAGCATCGAAGTCAGTGCCACCACAACGTGTGCGTTGCCACTTGAAATTCTGACCATTCTTAACGGTTTGCAGACTGTTTTCGTCCATTTCGGTATCAAAATTGATGATATCGATCTGACCCTCCCGGCTAGCCGCAAAAGTTTCCGCAAGGAAGCGTTGCACATCTTCATCGCTTACCGATCCAGATTGATCGATAGCACAAAGAATATTCGCAACAGTATTGCGCTTGGCACCGGGCATCATGTAAGGCAGCCGCTTGTTAAGCCGCTTCATGGTGCTTACACGCTCCATACTGCGTGTCCGTCCAATAAACATACGCAGAATCGCCTTCCAATCAAGCTCATGCTTAAGCAAAGCTTCGAGTTGAGCAGCAATCTCGGAAGGAATACTTCCCCACGATGCACGCTGCTGTGCAGTTTTGACACCCTTCTCTACAAGCTCTCGAACCTGTTCACGCATGATATCACGGAGTTCATCAGGAATATCACCCCAACCACCATGCGAGTCAAGAGTCTCGCCCTCGCCATTGCCAATCTCAAGGGTATATTCACCCTCTCCGTTCTGCTTCTTGTTGTTTTCCGCATACTCCTCCAAGCGAGCCATGTACCAATCGGCGCTCTGATGTTGCGGGAAACTCTTAATGAGTGCCGCAAGCTTAGGATCATCCGACTTAGGAGCACGACCGGGAAACAAACAAAATTCCGGAAGCCTCTCGACGCCGATAATACTGTTGATGGCAAGATCGGTTGCCACGTTCCAAAGACGAGCTCGCTTGCGATCTGCCACAGAACGCTCTGCAATGTGCATAAAAGCAACGTGAAAGAGCTCATGCATAAGCACACCAATGCGGTGTTTGCTCACAAGACCACGCATAAAATCGGGATTCATGCCCAGCTTGATGTTGCCATGCTTGTCTGCACAAACGTAGGCAGTGTCTACCTTCCAATCCGCAATCTTAGGGATGCTCATGGACATACCTCCAAGAAACGGTTCTTCTTGCATGAGTTGAATGATCTCACGATCGAATCGATATTCTTCGCTGGGCACATTCGGATCAGGTTCGTGCCGTACGTTAAGAGAGGTAACCTTGTTCGTGGTGTCGTTTGCTTTGGTCATGGCATTAGAATACCAAACATAAGTAGAATTCTAAAACAAATAAAACCCCCAGCAAAACAGGGGTTTCCTGCTACCGGGGGTTGTTTCAGTGTACTAGAAATTGTTCAGTTAACTGGAATTGTCCGGGGTTGTTCTGATGTTTTGAGCGGGAGCAGCACGGTTAGCATGCCATCTTTGCAAGTTGCGGTGATTGCGCTGATATCAACGCTGTCTCCAATAAGATATGTTTTTGTGTACTTTCTTTTGCTGTTTGGTTTTTGTAGGTTAACCACCAGTTGTTTTTCTTTTGCTGATAGAAAAACATGTTCACGATTATAACCGGGAACTGCTAGTTCTAGTTTGCATGATCCATCAGCTTCTTTCGTGATATCATCATGAAACTCTTGATCTTGTGAATCCCATGGTCTTGATGTAGGATAGAATCTATTTTGTCGTGGGTCAAATTCTGGAAAAAAATGTGTTGCCATATGATATCTCCTGTGTTGTTCGCTAGCATAGAGCCAACGATCTGAAACCATTATAGACATCGAAAAAAACATGTCAAGGGATTGTATTTATTTTCATGAAAAGGAGGCAACATGGAACTACCAAAAGACGTTACAACATTCATTGATACCGTTGCAAAGGATTATGGCAGTATAATCATACAGCCCAAAAACTCTTCTAATTTGATGAAAGCGATTGGTTGGTTTCTGGGAGTAACCAAGATATCGCCCGAGTTTATGACACGGTATATTACCACCATAGGTAATACCATATATTTCCCAGACGAAATGCTTAAGAACCCAAACAGTGAATCGATGTTAAGGGTTGTGGTTCACGAAACAATACACATCAAAGACTCTAGAAGCTTTTCTAATCTCTTGTTCAAGTTCTTGTATCTGTTTCCCCAATCACTTGCTCCACTCGCTCTAATAAGCCTTATAGCGTTCTGGAAGCCTATGTTTGTTTGGTGTTTGTTGTTCTTGGTTTGTCTTGCACCAATACCTGCACCATTTCGTTATTGGTTTGAATTAAGAGCATATAGAACACAGATTTTGTTTTCAAGAAAAGAAGATAAGTTAACAGACGAAGAAATGATTCCCATATATGAATGGATAGAAAAACAGTTGTGCACAAATTTATATTACTGGACATGGCCGTTCCCAAACGTGGTCAGAAAACATCTTAAAGATGAAAGTTGGATATCCAGTGGAATATATAAGAAAATCGTTAGCTGGCTTGCTGTGCGCAGGATTGTTCGGAAAATTAAGGGAATATGATGACAACAGTGGAACATAACCAAGAGAAGAGAAGAAGAGAGATAAAAGTGAAACACACAAAGTTTTTGTTAAGCATTATCGAAGAAGAAATCAACAAGTTTTTGCAGGAACAAGCTGCACCAGCGGCACCAACCCCTACACCAACAGCACCGACGCCTCCTGCCGATCCTTCAGCGGCTGAAGATAATGAACCAGATAAAGAAGAGGATGGTGACAACGAAACTGCTGAACCAATTGAAGCTTCGGATAAATTAGAACAAACCTTAAAAAATCTTGCTTCGAAAACTCCTATAGACATAAAGAAAACCTTGCTTGCTTCATTGCAAAATGGTGCAGAGAAGGAAGACACAGAAACTTTGGTTGCTTACGTTAATGACAAAGACACAGAGGAAAATTTATCTCAAGACACTGAAGCGACTGAAGAAAAAGAGGTGCCTCAAAACATAAAGAAGGCTGTAAAACATATCATTAAAACGTTCAACTTTAGCATCCCAGAGAAAGCAAAAAAGAAAGCCGAGGAGAGTAAAACAGAGAAAGAAGAAAAACCGGCAGAAGCACCCGCACCATCAGCACCTCCAGTTAAAGAATCTAGATTGCAAACTAGTTTACGAGAATATTTAGTCTATAAGCAATTGAACAAGAAGGTGAGAAGATGAATAAGCAACTAACATATAAACAACTTAAAGCCATTATTAAGGAATGTGCATGCCAAGCAATGAAAGGTGGAGAACCGGAATCGCATGTCGAAGTAATCGAACTTGGCGAGCCGGAGATAGCTGCTGGATTGTTTCCCGGTATGGGCATGCATGATGGTCATGAAGATATGGAAGGTTTAGCTGGCAAAGGCGATCACTGGGATAGCGCCGATCAAGGTGAAAAAGGCATGATTATGGCCAACCTTGCAAAGATGTCGGAGAAAGCCACAGAACTTCATGATTTGGCTGCACAAGTTCCAGATAATGAGGAATGGGTTCAAGAAAAAATTGCGGTTGCATCTGCAATGATTGATTCTATTCACAACTATCTAAAATATAACAAACAACGCTAAGAGAGATATTCAATGTTAACTGAAACCAAATTACAAAAACTTGTTTCTCTTATGGTTGAGAGAAAGATTCATATGCTCAAAGAGGGCAAGAAGTTTCAAGCTATTCGCTCTTTGACCATTCAAGCGCAACAAACCGCAATGAAGTTTGAAGAAGATATTGTTGAGGCTCTTGAATTAAAAGATCCTGACGAGCTTTCAGATGAAGAACAACAAATTTATGCTCAAGCGATGGCAGATATGCATAGCAAAATGATCGAAGCTGTTGTTCATGCATCCGAGGTTGTTAAAAACCTTTCAGAACGTCAAAAAGAACCAGAAACCAAAAAGTCTGGCAAAGCCGCATCAACGTCTGTTTCGGCAGGCAACACTGTAGAAAAAGATCTTCCTACACTTTGAACATTCTTAGCTAATGCATTGAAACTCTGGTATGCTAGTATAGGTTTATAAACTAGCATCGGAGTAACATATGTCAATGACTGAAGAAGAAACAAGAGAATATAGAAACAGCATTTTTGCTGCGCAACAAGCAGCCCAAGGTGGTTTGCCTGTTGTTCAAGGTATGCAAACACAATCGGCTGTGCAAGCAGCTAGACAAGCTATTGGGTTTGAACTACCAGTAGCAGAGGTACCTCTTCCATCGAAAGGTCTAGTTTATCCTGATGGTCCATTGCACATGGCTCAAACAGTTGAGCTAAAACCAATGACCGCTCGTGAAGAAGATATTCTTATGAACCGTACCCTTGTTCGTAAAGGTACTGTTGTAACTGAGCTCATCAAAAGCTGCATCATCGACAAAAGTATCGATGTTAACAGTATGATTTCTGGTGATCGTAACGCATTAATGATTGCAGTACGTATCACTGGCTACGGCGCATCTTACGCACCAAAAGTCACATGCCCAGAATGTGAATTGCAACAAGATTTCTCGGTGGATCTAGAGAATTTACCGGTAAAGGAACTGGATCTTTCAAAACTTAAGCAAGTTGGACCCGGACAAAACGCATTCGAATTCACTTTGCCATTTTCGAAGAAAACAGTGGTCTATAAGTTCCTCACTGGCCGAGAAGAAGAAAGAATGCTTCAAGATATTGAAGCACGCCGCAAGAAGGGTATTGTTCAAGAAAATCTTGTAACAACCAAACTTATGAACAGCATTGTTGCGATTGAAGGCAACACAGAACGTGGCTTTATCAATCAGTTTTGTCAACATATGCCTGCAAGAGATTCGTTGGCGTTGCGGAAAGTTCTGGACGAATCTGAACCCGGTATTGATATGACCGCCGAGTTTGTATGCAATGGATGTGGACATCAGGAAGGATTGACCGTTCCACTCGGTCCTACCTTTTTTTGGCCTAACGCCCGATGATATTGAAGCCGTTCTACTTGAGCCAATGTTTCTGCTCGGCTACTATTACGGAATGACATACTCCGAATATTTGAACTTCCCAGTAGCTTACAAACGTTGGCTCATAGAACGCATCAATAAAGAAATCTCAAAGGCAGCAGATAAAAACGCAGATATCCCCAGTAAAGCGCCGCACCACAACAGCGCAGACCTAAGAGCTATGACAGGTAAAGCAAGACAGTTTGTGAACCCGAGAACACAAAGATTTACCTAGCCAAAACGCCCCCTCCGCACTATATACTAATAGGAGCGGTAACGTTTTTATGGAATACAAGTACGAAGGCAACTCACTTAAATCAGGTATCTACAAAATCACAAATAAACTTAACGGCAGGATCTACGTTGGTTCTGCCAAAGAGTTTAAACGTCGTTGGAGCCAACATACTTCTTCGCTACGAAATCAAAAACATAGCAACAAGTTTCTTCAAGCCGACTTCAATAAGTGCGGTGAAGAAGCTTTTGTGTTTGAGGTTATCGAAGTAACAGAAGGAAAAACCAAAGAAGAACGTTTGTTTATAGAAGAGGGGCACATCAAGCAACATTATGATTCTGGAGTAGCGTGTTATAATCTTTGCGACAGAGCGATTTCTAGAGAAGGTAACAAAAACAAAAACCAAACGAATCGAACAGAAGAAGCAGAAAGAGAAAGACGAAAAAATATAGGAGAAGCTTCGAAAAAGATGTGGGCTGAGTTTACACCAACGCAACGTGAGCATATGTCACTAGCGCAAAGGAAAAAAGCTGATGATTTTTGGCATACATCCAAATCTGATGAAGCGAAAAAACGAGCTTCTATTCGTGGTAAAATAAACGGCCCGATCAGTTACAAAAAATCATTAGAGAGAGATCCAAACTATCATGAAGAGTTGCAAAAACGGGCTTGCTGGATGGAATATACATTCATATCACCAGAAGGCGTGCATGTTACTTTCAAAAACTTACGTAAGTTTTGTCATGACAACGGCTTCTCTCATCGGAAATTTACATATATAATCGATAAGTGTTCCGGCACAGCTTATGGTTGGACCTACGTTAATAAACGTAAAGTTAGCTATAACGACTTTGTATAGTTCATAGTTCCCAGCTAGCCAAAACGTTACCTCTCTTGTTTTACATAACTGATTTAGTGTGACATACTCAAACAACACTATGTCACAACACTTCACTTATACTGTTGGTATACCACTTCCTCAAGGGGGCGAACTTTATCAGTTTGATGGAGAACGCTCCAAACTTGGGTCAAAAGACTTACCCGTCGGTCAGTTTTATCTCACACGACCACTTGTAATTGCAAACAATCCTATTGCCATGGCAAGGCGTGACACAAGGTTTGGTAAACTAATTGTAAGACAATACGATTGCTATGGAATCATGATGAAAATCGTTGAGTATAACGATGTAAAGGTGCATCAGTTGATCGATGGTCCCGATTTAATCTTGGAGTTTACATATAAACCATGAAAACAGGAACACTTACAGTCTATGCAGGTTCAATGTATGCAGGAAAAACAACAGCCCTAATCGCCGAGCTAGAAGCTAGTTTGGAAGAGAACAAAAATGTCCTTGTAATCAAACCGGTAATCGATGACAGATATTCAAACGATGATATCGTTTCTCACGACGGCACATCTCTCCAGAAAACAACAGGCCATGCTGTTCGTCGTTTAGGAATTAATGAAACTCTGGATGAGTTAGATGTTGAGGGTGTTGACGTACTCTTAGTAGACGAAGCACAGTTCTTCAAAGATCTTTGTGAGGAATCGATTCCTCTTATTCTGGCATCTGGCGTTGATGTTGTTGCTGTAGGACTTGATATGGATAGTGAAGGTCAACCCTTCGGTTCTATGCCTTATCTGTTAGCTCTAGCAAACAACGTTTACAAACTTTCTGGGGTTTGTTCTGTTTGTGGTGATGAAGCAACAAGAACATTTCGAAAAGTTAATGCTTCCTCTTCTGCTCAGGTTCTTATCGGTGGAATTGAAACCTATGAACCAAGATGCTTGGGTCATTGGATCGAAGGTCAAAAAGAAAAAAACAAATTCTTCAACTGATTATTCCCAAGCACGACAGCTCCAGAACTTGGCTTTAGTTCGTGGGCCGGGATTAGAACAGTTGTGACGAGCTCTAAAGCTTTTGCGACGTTTCGGATTACTCTTCTTGATACGCATGGTTCGATCACCGAAAGTAACCTTTTTAACATTTCCAGTTTTTGGATCACGAACATATACTTTCGATTTCTTTTTACCACCGGGATCATTTGGCATTGGTTTGCCAAGAGATACTTTGCGGCCTCTATATTCTGCTTCAGTTAGCATCTTATAGTTCTCATTCATATAAGCAACAAGACAACCTTCGCAAACAGGTGTTCCATCCTCTAGCACCGCACCAAGTTCCAAAATGTTTTCTTCGTTTTCTGGCTGATCTTCGTCAAACAACAAATATTTGTCTTTATTTGAAATATAAAGAGGTTCGAGACGATAGTCTCGAATTTCTTCATCATCACTACGATTTAGTTCTGATTGTAAAGCTTCTAGAATTAAAAGCTTCAGGATTTCTTTGTTGTTCATATATAACCTTTTCCTATAAAGGTAAATATGAACGTTTATGTTAAGTTCGCCGTTTTCCGTTCTAAAGTTTGAATGCGAGTTTCGTAGTCTCGTATGGTTGTTTCTAAAGTTTGAATACGTGTGACAAGAGTTGAGATATCGGTTCCGTTGACATTGCAAGGAACGTTAATATCAACTCTTGTAACTTTGTCTGAGCTGAAAG